ATTTAGTCCTAGTGGTGCTGCTATCGCAGTGACTGGCAGTGGTTATATTGCCGCATATGCGTGGTCAGGAAGCGGATTTGGTACAAAGTATGCCAACCCAGCAACTTTACCAACAACTGGAAGTGGAATAGCATTTAGTCCAGACGCCCAATCTATAGCAGTCAGCGATATAAGTACGCCGTATGTTTTGGCGTATCCGTGGTCAACAGCCGGAGGCTTTGGAACCAAGTATTCAGATCCTGGGACTTTACCAAGCGGTGTTGCCCATGGCGTTGCCTTCAGCGGTGACTCTACAGCAATTGCAGTAGCCCATAATAATGGAGCCAGGATATCTGTATATCCCTGGTCATCTAGTGGTTTTGGAACCAAGTTTTCTAATCCGGCTACTACACCAACCAATGACGGGTATTCCGTAGCATTTGGCCCAGTTTGAAAGATAAGTATATGACCCAACATACAAAAGAGCCTATGAAAACACGTGAAGAAATACTTCGTATCAACCTCGAAGCGAGAAAGCAAGAGGTAATGCACTATCAGATAAACATCGATAACTATACGTTGGCGCTTGAAAAAATTGCTCGCATGGATGTTGCTGATCGCTCCGAATTATCTGATTTTGCCGATCAGCTTTCCTGCTTGCTTGCTTCTGAAAAACTAGAGCAAAAAAAAGCCAAAGTGATGCTAGATGTGATACAGCAACAATTGGGAGACTAACATGCTTTATGTCAAAGCCATCAACAATGTCATTATTGTCTACCCTTACACACAGACTGATTTGATCCGAGATAACCCATCAACAAGCTTTCCAGTTGGTGGGTTATCGACAGCTGATCTACATGAGTGGAATGTATTTCCGGTTGAGTTTTCAGTGCAACCAATCTTTAGTCCTTTGACAGAAAGATTGGTTGAAAAACCACCAATTTATAACGGCTCAAGTTGGATTCAGCAATGGAAAGTAGAGGCACGCAGTCAAGCAGAAATTGACGCGTCAACTGCTGCACAAGCGGAGGTAATACGCCAAGACCGTAATAAACGTCTTGCTGATTGTGATTGGACACAGTTGGCCGATGCGCCGGTAAACGCTCAAGCATGGTTAGAGTATCGACAGTCATTGCGAGACATCACTGCACAACTAGGGTTTCCTTGGGATATTACTTGGCCAGCCCCTCCTGTATAAGTTACTTTCTATTATTGACTATTACTGGCTTAAATAATTGGCCAAAAAAGTACGCTCGAGGAAAACAAACACATGGCCATCAAGATTTGCGGAAACATCGTTATACCATTCGCCGCAGGAAACAACAAACTGAAAAAATGTTGCACTGGGCATTGGTGTTGGCTTATCCACTGCCTAAGGCAGCAACAACGTGACTGTGGTCAACTGTTCACTTTTCTCTGCCACTACAGCAGCCTGCAACATTGCAATTGGTACAGAATCTCTCAGAGACGCTACGTGGGGTTTAGCAACGATCAGCTCACCCAGCGTGTGACAGTTCTGGAACTTGCACTCACTGCCAAAGGTGTGTAGACTTTAGGCTTATGATCCCACGCGGCGGCACTGAACTCATGATGGCCAATCTCTCTCAACAACTGGGAGGTTGGCCATCATCTTTGAATCTCATAGTAAGCAATTGCAGCTTACATCAAATAGATCCCAACAAAAAGAACATTGTTTGGCAGCATCTCGACACCGACCAAGAGGCCAGTCAAGGTGCAGCTAATCCACAGTTTCAACAGGCTGTTGCTTGCTGGATATTTGTAAGTGAATGGCAGCGTGAGAAATGGGTAAACTATTTTGGCATACATCCAAACAAAACAGTTGTAATCCGCAATGCCATACACTCTTTCAATTGGCAACTCAAACCCGCCTCTCAGCAAATTGAAATGATCTACACCAGCACCCCTTGGCGAGGACTTGATGTGTTGCTGGATGCCATAGACCAACTGCAACATCAAAACTGGCGTCTCACAGTTTACAGCAGCACCATTATCTATGGCAAAGGTTTCAGTGACAGTAATATGAGAGGCTATCAGTCTTTGTTTGATCGCTGTCGCCAGCACACTCAAATCCAGTATGTTGGTTACGGGCTCAATCAAGCTGTGAGAAAGAGATTGCAAGGCAGTCACTTATGGGTATATCCCAGCACTTTCCCAGAAACCAGCTGCATCTCAGCAATAGAGGCTGCTAGTGCTGGGTGCCAGGTGGTCACCACTCGACTTGGTGCTCTTGAAGAAACCCTTGGCGAAAGTGCTTGTTTTGTAGACTATACTACCAACAAACGGGTATTGTCAGCAGCCTTTGCTAAATCTCTTGATAACCAATTGAGCAATTATGATTCAAATAACCCTCAATGGCAAAATCAAGCATTATTATTTGACAAACTCTACAGTTGGAACACTAGAATACACGAATGGCAAATTTTAATCAATCAACTCGTCGCAGAGTAATGATAGGCACCCCCAGCTATGATGGCAAGGTAGAGGTCAGCTACACTAGCAGTTTATTTTATACTACTAAAGCTGCTGAAAAAAGGAATATTGAACTTTTACCCTTATGGGTCAGCTTCGATGCATTGATTCAAAGAGCTAGAAATGACACCTTGCAATTGGCATATGAGAGCGGTGTTGATGATCTCGTATGGATTGATCAAGATATTGAATGGACCCCGCAGCAGTTTTTTAAACTACTGGATCATCCTGTAGATGTTGTGGGTGGCACATATCCCAAAAAAGGGGATCGTTCAGAATATGTTGTAAGACAAATGACTAAACGCCCTATTGACCCGCAAACTGGTTTGATGGAAGTTGATGGCTTGGGCACAGGATTTGCACGCATGAGTCGACAAGCCATACACCATTTGTGGAACACCAGTCAAGCCTATATTGATCCCAAAGACATGAAGCAACGCCGAATGATCTGTGATGTGATAGTTACCAACAACGGTCTTATGAGTGAGGACATACGTATGTTTGAAAAACTTCAGGAAGGCGGATTTCCCATATATCTTGACACCACAATCACTTGCAAGCACGGCGGCTATAAGCAATATCAGGGTGACTTCCTACAATGGTACACAGGGCTGGGACAGACAAAAGGCCGGCAATTGTGACTACTTACGAGTGTTAGTCAAGTTCTCAATAGCTTTTTAGTCAGCTATGATCAAATAGTAAATCAAAGTCAGTGGGTGATGGATCAGTTTTGTGCGTGGTTGGGTATAAACAGTGTAGTAATTGGCTTAAGTCTCTACAAGAGGTTTGAAAACGATTGTAGTAATGGAGGTTTAGTAGGGCTGCATGATGTGAGAAGATACCTGCATCGCGCCAGTCCTTTACTAGAGGAAGTATTGGGTAGACCCTTTTGTGACTATTATAGGCAGATGAATCTTAAATTTTGGAAAAATAGTCAATTTGCCTTATAATATCTTGAAGCTTCGAGGAACTAGAATGACAAAAAAGATATTTTGGATAGACGGTGGTGCTGGTAGAGTAATCACCGCTATTCCTGCATTAATCAAATACGGTCGGCTGCATCCCAACAGCGAATGGGCTGTGTTGGTTGGCGCATGGGATTTCTTATACTGGGGTATTCCCGAGCTGCAAGATCGCACCTACAATCTTGATACAAAAGGTGTTTTTGACAACGTAGTCAAGAATGCTGATCAAATAGTAACCCCGGAGCCTTATCGTATCCCAGCATATTTTAGGCAAGAGATAAGTTTGGCTGAAGCTTTTGACAGGGAAATCAACCAAACTACAGATCACAGTGATTTATTGCCACCACGATTGGCATTCAATCAACAAGAAACTCTCGTAGCCAAGAATACCATAGCTGATCTCAAAAGTGTAAGCAAAAAGAACAAAACAATTGTATTTCAACCCTTTGGCCGTGGTGCCAAACTGGATCGTGCCACAGTGATTGACGAAGAAAGCAGAAGCTTAAGCTCAAACGACTATTTGAGCCTGAGCCGGCGTCTCAATCAAAAATACAACATGATCTTTTTTGGCGAGCCTGACTTTCAATTGAAAGACGACAACTGGAGTGCCAAATACACTGCTGATTTAAGAGTTTGGTCAGCTCTAGTTGCCAACTCTGACTATTTTGTAGGATGTGACAGTGTAGGCCAGCATATTGCTAGAGCCTCTGGAGTACCAGGCACAGTAATTATTGGGAGTACGTTTCCCAAGAACACCAGCTATCCAGATTACTTTCAAATAATTGAAAAGCCTGCTGCTAGGAAATATAGTCCTATTCGTATTGCTGGTCTGGACGTAAATCTCAGCAATAGGCTGAATGAAGGCACAATGAAATTCTCAACCAAAGAACTAGACGACATCTATCAAAAGATTGTTGCAGATATTGAAAGGAAAACACGCTGATGAAAATAATGGCCATCAATCCCGGTCACAACAGCAGTGTGGCGCTTGTTGAAGACGGTAAGTTGCTGTTTTATAGCGAGGAAGAACGATGGAGTCGCCTAAAGTATGACGGTAATCCATTTAGAGCCATGCTATGGGTA